GGTTAAGAAGGCAGGGGCATCGGCGGTGGCGGTGTGTCACGTGCAAACCGACCGCAAACCCTGGGAACAAAACGGATACGCAGAGACATGGAGTAGCAATGGCTGAGATTTTCACGGACGACATGATCGACTTCACGCTGTACCTCCAAGAGACTGATGCACAGACCAAAGTCAAACCCGTCGCCAGCTATCGGCAGGCACTGAAAGACCGACTGAGATACCGGCAGACCGAGAAGCGGATATTTCTGCCATGGCACAAGACGAACGACAGTTTTGAGTTTCGCAAGGGTGAAGTGACCATCTGGGCAGGCCAGAACGGGCACGGCAAGAGCCAGGTAACGGCCCAAATCGCTTTAAGCCTCATGGGGCAAGGCCAGAAGGTGGTGATTGCATCGTTCGAGCTCAAGCCGCTGGTGAACATCCAGCGACTGGCACGGATGCATTGCGGGCTAAACCCTTTCTCGCCTGAGTTTCAGGGGGAGGAAGGCATCAAGGCCATTGACGACCTGTACGACGAGTTTTGCGACTGGACTGATAACCGCCTTTGGCTGTACGACCACACGGGCAGCGTAGACGGTCAGAAGGTGATCGGCATGGCGCGGTACTGTGCTAAAGAGTTGTGTATCGACCACATCTTTGTGGACAACCTAGCCAAATGCGTCAAAGCCGAAGACGACTACAACGGGCAAAAAGCATTTGTCGATGAGATGATGGTGATCGCACAGGACTACGGGGTTCACGTCCACATCGTCCATCACTTGAAAAAACCCCCGAAGGAAACCGACCGGCCCGACAAGAATGACGTTAAGGGATCGGGGTCGATTGTTGACCAGCCCGACAATCTCTTTCTGGTGTGGCGAAACAAAGCCAAGGAGGACAGCCGCAAAGAGGGTAAGAACGCCAAGGCCGAGGAACCCGATCAGATCCTTTTTTGCCGCAAGCAACGGAACTATGAAGGATCGGACGAGGGAGAGCCATCTATCGCCCTTTGGTACAACCGAGATGCAGGCCAGTACGTCGCCAACGAGGGCGACCCGCCCATGTTTTTCCTGAATTATCCCCATGTCCAAACAACCTACTAAGCCCTGCGAAGTCTGTCAGTCGGCCATTGAAGGGGAATACAGGATGCACTGCCCGACCTGCATTTACTGTGGAGCGCGGTTGATCCAAAACATCCAAAAGCTGAACCGCCCCAGCGATGAGCGCAGCGCCCGGTGTAAGACTGTGTTGAACGATTGGATGGGCTATGGCCACGACGAGGCAGAGCTACGCAGGCTCGCCAAAGGCCCGAAGCCCATTGACCCCCAAGCATTGCCAAAGGTGAAGAAATGACCCGCACCATCGTCACCCTTTACAATCCCGTGCAGGCCTATCAAGTCCTTAAAGACGTTTGGCCGCACATCAAAGCCCTTCTAATGGCTGGGCATCGTCTGGTTTTGGAAGTGAAGCCCGAAACCCGCTCGCTGAGTCAGAATGCGCGTTTGTGGGCTATCCTGACCGACGTCAGCGAGCAGGTGGAATGGTACGGGCGAAAACTGACGCCAGACGATTGGAAACACGTGTTCACGGCGGCATTGTCAAAACAGGACGCGGTGCCAGGTATCGAGGGCGGGTTTGTGGTACTGGGCAAAGCCACATCTAAGATGACCAAAAGCGAAATGGCCGAACTGCAAACCCTGATTGAGGCCTTTGGCGCACAAAGGGGTGTGAAGTTCACCGCGCCGGATTGGGTGGGAGAATGAAAAAGTGCAAAGTGTGCTCGGAACCATTTGACCCGATCCGGCCTCTACAAAAGGTGTGCAGCCCCGCCTGTGCGCTGACCATAGCCAAACAGCAAGCCGAAAAGACCAAAGCCAAAGCACTGAGCCAGGATCGCAAGGCCACCCGCGAGAAGCTGCAAGCCCTCCAAACCAAGCCCCAGCTGCTTAAGAAGGCACAGACGGCATTCAATGCATTCATTCGGGCAAGAGACTCAGGAAAGCCGTGCATATCGTGCGGCACGAAACTGAGCGATGAGCCGAACACGTACGATGCAGGCCACCTAAGAAGTGTGGGAAGCGCGCCACATCTGAGGTTCTTAGAAACCAACGTTCACGGGCAATGCAAGAAGTGCAATATGTACCTTGGCGGCAACGTCATCGAGTATCGGCGTAGATTGATCGAGCGCATCGGGTTGACTGAAGTTGAAAAGCTGGAGGCCGACAGCGAGCCACGCAAATACACCCGTGACGACCTGATCGAGCTTGCAAAAACCTACCGAGACAAAGCCCGAAAGTTGTTGAAACCATCCTGAATCTGAGGTAGAATGGTTGAAATCCAGCGCGTGGGCGTCTCCCCCACGGTTGAGCGCACTGCCCGGTGTGCGTCATGCTGGAAACCGGGCACCCTCAACCCATGAATGGAGAAAGACACATGAGCGCACTGACCAAGCAAAGCGGCGGCAGCCATTACAAAGACCTTGCCATCCAGCCAGTGGAATACATCCACGCAAACGGCATCGGGTACATGGAAGGCAATGTCATAAAATATTTGTCTCGCTGGAAATCCAAGGGCGGTATTTCAGACCTCGAAAAGGCCAAGCATTACATCGAGCTATTGATTGAGCTCGAGGCCAACAAAGAAGCGGTGGATGCACCAAAGCCCGCTGAATTAGGCGATGGCTGGATTCACTGGAACGGCGGGGAATGCCCGGTTCCGGCTAGGACGAGGGTCGACATCCGGTTTCGTCGTGGTGGCGATGAGAGTAACCGAATTGCAGAAGCCTTGGAGTGGAAGCATGGCAAATTGGGCTGGTGGTGGGACATCATCGCCTACCGCATTGTTAAATGATGTGTTGTAAACTTGCAACATGAGCGACAACAAAGTATTGAAGTCTGCTGAAGCAAGGCCCAAGCCTCCCGCCGCTGGCATGGGAAGGCGCAAGGGCGTGCCAAACAAGGCCACACGCGCTTTTAGAGAGACGGTCAATGCCCTGTTAGAGCACAACAGTGAAAACGTCGCTGTGTGGCTTGAGCAAGTCGCCACCGGCTCACACGGCAAAGAGCCCGCACCAGAGAAAGCCCTCGACCTGTTGGCTAAGCTGGCCGAGTTCGCAGCGCCCAAGCTGGCGCGGACTGAGGTGGTGGGCGCTGACGGTGGGCCGGTTCAGGTGCAACAGACTCGCCGCGTGATCGTAGACCCGAAGAATGATCGTCCTTGACATCGCCACGCCTCGATGGGCTGTGCCGCTGTTACAGCCAGCCCGATACAAAGCCGCATACGGTGGGCGGGGTTCGGGCAAGTCTCATTTCTTCGGTGAGTACGTCATTGAAGAGCACATCCTGCACCCAGACGATTCCACGGTGTGCGTGCGTGAGATTCAGAAATCCCTCGACCAATCGGTAAAGCGCCTGCTGGAAAGCAAGATTGAAAAGCTCAATGCGGGCTGGTACTTTGAAGTCCTAGACGCAAAGATCAGGAGCAAGCAGGGCAATGGCATCATCACGTTTCAAGGGATGCAAAACCACACAGCCGACTCCATCAAGTCGCTGGAGGGCTACAAACGGGCGTGGGTTGAAGAAGCGCAAACCCTGAGCCAATACAGTCTAGACCTGCTGCGGCCTACGATCCGAACGCCAGGCTCCGAGATGCTGTTTAGCTGGAACCCGCGATTCAAGACCGATCCTGTCGATGTGTTTTTCAGGAAAAAGAAGCCCGACAACGCCATCGTTATCTCGGTCGACTGGAACGACAACCCGTGGTTTCCCGAGGAACTGCGACGGGAGATGATCGACGACTTTGAGCGCGACCCCGACAAAGCCGAGCACATCTGGAATGGTGCTTACGGTGCCACGCAGGGCGCGATTCTGGCCCGGTGGGTCAATCAGGCCATCAGAGAGGGTAGGGCAACGCCTGATGTAGAGTTTGACCCCAATGGCGCACCGATTGAAGTCTCGTGCGACTTAGGCTTTAGAGACACGGCCTCATTCTGGTACTGGCAGCGAGCCGTTGGTGGCTTTCGCGTGCTGGCCTACGATGGGGATACGGGTTTGGATGCTGACGACTGGATTCCACGCATCCGCAACAAGATCATCGAACTGGGCGCGGGCCGCAAGCTGGGCAAGATATGGCTCCCCCACGACGCAAGGGCCAAGACGTTCCAGAGCAAGCACACGACCATCGAGCGATTCGCGCAGGCTTTCGGTGTGGACAAATGCGCCATCGTGCCCCAATCCAAGAAGCTCGACCAGATCAGCGCGGCCCGTGCCGTCATTCCTCGGTGTGAGTTCAATTCAGAATTGTGCGAAGCGGGTATGGATGGATTGATCGCGTGGGAATACGCCTACAACGAAGTTTTAGGGGTCTTCAGCCGTGAGCCACTGCACAACTGGGCCAGCCACCCTGCCGATGCATTCGCGTATGGTGCCCAAATGATGCAGGAACTGGCCAAGAAAGAACCCGAAGCCCTACACAAATTCCCCGTAACCGGGCATAATGGGCGCATTGTCACGATTCCGCTCGATGAGATGTGGGCGGAGACGACGAAGCGAAACGAGAGGTATTGATGGCCGTCCTGAATGTAATCGTATGAAAGACAAAGACTACAACCCCGTGCAGTTGGCTGAACGCTGGCTGCAAGAGCTCAAGATGGCCAAGCGGGAGGACGAGAAGTGGGTTAAGCGCGGCAAAAAGATCATTCGGCGCT